GTCCATTTTTTAACCCATAAGGAGGTTTTGATATATGTCTGAAGTCTTACCTCGTTCTGCGATGACGCAAGTAACGTTGTCTGATATTAAGAAAAAAGCCACAGCTGCCTATTGGTCTCTTTGGAGTCAAGCTCGCAGTGTAGGCCGTGATGTTAAAATCTATCTTCACTGGACTGCTGGTAGGTATGGTCAATTCTGGGATGATTATCATATCCAAATCGACCGCGGTGGTGAAATCTATATGCCAGCAGGTGTAGGTTTAGATGATATTCTATACGGTACTTGGCGTCGTAATACAGGTTCCATCGCTATCTCCTTGTTAGGTTGCTATGACGCAACTCCAGAAGGATTAGGTAGCGAACCACCTACAGCGGCTCAAATCGAAACCATGTCCCAAGTTGTTACCGTATTAGCTAACGCTCTCGACTTAACAATCGATAAAGCACGTGTCATGACACACGGCGAAGCAGGCGACAACGAAGATGGTGTTTGGTGTCATGACCCATATGGTCCTAAATCCACTGTGGAACGTTGGGATTTGGAATTCTTAGGAACTCCTGAATCTCCGGTATATGACCCATATGGTTCCGAAGGCTACCGTCGTGGTGGCGATGTTATTCGCGGTAAAGCAAACTGGTACCGCAAAGCAGGTATCAAAGGAGTTTACGACCCTCGATAACACACAAAAAGAAGAGTATACGGAATGAACCGTATACTCTTCTACTTATTTTTTGTTATTACGTTGATGGTATTTATAAATCCATCTCACGTTCTTAAGGTAGTATTTGCGATCTGTGTTATTGTACTTAGTAACAACACCTTTACTATCGCAGATAAAACCTTTTGAA